GGTTTAAACGGAGTGTTTGAAGCCATTACGCCCCCTGTGGTAATACTAAGTTAACTTCGTATTTTCTATTAAAAGCTTTTACGTCTTGTTCTGTTTGTATGTTTGCAAATTCTACCAACGCTTGTTGACTGTTTGCTATTAAAGTTACTACATCATTTGTAATAGATTCAGGAAGTCTAGATCTTAATTCTTCAAAACTTAAATCTTGTACTGGACTATCTCCTTGTGATACAGCTGGTCCTTGGTCCGTGGGCAATGAAGCAGGCATTGCGTTTGGTTGTACCATGTTTCCTTGTTGATAACCTATTCTACCGCCATCAGCATTGTCTTCTCTTGGCGGCACACCTGTTTCATCATATGTAATAAGATCTTCAAAAGTAAATACACCATTAGATATACCTTTAAGTATAGCTGCTCTAACCGCATCTTCTTCTTTATCTTGAAACAAGTTTTGTAATTTTGCATTGTCTTCTATTTGTTGATCTATAATTCTAATCTGTTCATCAAATTGACCACCGCTTATTACTTCATCTGTTTGTTGATTTTTTATTGTTTTATTTTGTTCTTCTAATTGTCTTTTTTGTGCTTCTAAATTTCTTTGTCCATCTAATAATGTTTTGTAATCTTCATACTTACCTCTGTATTCAAATTCTTTTCCGCCCTTACCTTGCTCACCTTTAGCTTTAATTCTTGCTATTTCTTCATCAGACATCTGTTCCATAATATCTCCAGCTAACGCTTGTGATAGTTTATCTTGGCCCGCGGCTCTTGATGCTTTTGCGGCTTGCATCTGTGCAAAAGGTTCTTTTGATGATGTTGCAATGTCAGCAAATATATTTCCTGACGTAGGTCTTGATACTAAATCAAGCCCTGCACTAATTAAAAAATCATTTATGTTATTACTTCTAGGGGATTGTTTAGATTGTATAAAATCCATAGCTCGGTTATATCTAGACTCCATATCAGTATTACCATTTTCAAAATTTTGTCTTGATGCATTTGTTTTAGGCATATCTAATCCAGATGTAATACCTTCACCTGTTGATCCACCCATTCTAAACATTGGTCTTCTTAAAGTTCTATTCATTAGTTATCATTTCTTCCTCTAACGTTACCGTAGATACCGCCAAGAGTTGACCCTACTCCAAGAGCTGTTGCTAATGGACTTGCACTGCCTTGATTTTGGAATTGATATTGAGGTCCCATACCACCCATTAATCCTGTTAGACCTGATCCTAAGAATCCAAGTCTTTCGTATGGTTCGTATAGTCCCATTCTTTCTTTTTCTCTTTGTGCATCTATGTTTGCTTGTGCAAAAGCTTGATCTGCTGAGCCCACTTGACCCGCTCTTGCTATATCTGTTCCTTGGAATCCTTGTAGTGATCCACCTAATCCTGTTTGAAATTGTCCAAGACCTAATTGACCTTGAGCTAAACCTGCTTGTTGTCCAGCCATAGCGCCTCTTTGTCCTGCCATGCCTGCTTGTGACTGTGCTAATGCCGCTCTTTGTCCTGCCATGCCTGCTGATTGGCCTGCTTGTTGTGCTTGTGCAGAACCTAAACCAAGTTGTGCTTGACCTAATCCTAATTGACCTTGAGCAAGTTGTGCTTGTTGTGCAGCCAATGATCCTGTTGCTTGACCTAATCCTAATTGACCTTGTGATAATGCCATTTGATTTTGTAAGTCCGCTTGTCTTGCAGCTTGTGCTTGACTAAATCCTTGTTGTTGCAATTGAGCTTGTAAAGCTGCTCTGTTTCTATCTGATCCTGTTTGATATTCTGCTTGCATAACACCTTCTCTACCCCCACCAAAACCACCTAAGGCTACTGCTTGGTCTGATATAGATTGTTGTCTCTGTGCTGCTTGCCTATCAAAATCTGCTAATGTTGTGTCAATGACTTGTGATTGAAACGGTGACATGTAGGATGATAATGATCCAGCCCCTGTTCCTGCACCTGTGCCAGTTAAAGCTCCAGCTGCACCAAGACCTGTTCCTGCTGCACCTATAAATGGAGATACTCCACCTAATGTTGTTCCAGCCTGACCTAATCCTGTTCCTGCTGCACCTATAAATGGTTGTGCACCTGCAGTTGTTGCTCCTGCTGTACCTAATGCTGATTGTGCTCCTGTTAATTGTGTGCCAGCAGTTCCTAATGTTGTCCCTGCTCCTGTTAATTCTTGACCTGCAATTCCTAATCCTGTTTGTGCTAAACCTAAACCAGTTCCAGCTGTCCCTGCAGCTTGTTGTGCTGCTGTCATAAATGGTTGAAAAGATCCAATACCTGCACCTGTTAATGATGTTGCTTGTTGTTGTAATGCTGTTTGCGGCGCAACTTTTGGTGCCATTGATGATATTTGTGCACCTGTAAATGGCGTAGCCGCCAGTGCGCCCACGGCATCAGTATATTTTTCTGATAATGCTTCTATCTTTGGGTTAAATAAATTTCGTTGTTCTGTTGCCATTATAATACTTCTCCAAGTCTTTGTTGTGTTTGAAACATTTCTCTAGCACCATCTAAACCTTGAGACCCTTGTGATACCTTGCCACCATTCTCTAAATTTGTCATCATGTTTTCCATGATTTCTGCTCCTTTATCTATATCTCCGCCTCCTGCATTTCTAACAGCATCCGCAGTAAATACAAACTCATTTTTTGATAATCTTGCTGGTACGTCATCTTTTCTTTCGTACTCTCCCATAGGTACAAAGCCACCATCGTTTCTGTAATCTTTTTCCATACCACCCATATCTAATAATTCACTTTCTCCACCTTCAGCATATCCCATTCTGCCACCCATAGCTGCCATCATTCTATTACCCATCATAGGATTCATACCACCTTGTTTTTGCATCATTCTTGGATCCATCATAGGTCTTTTCATTGGCATTTGACTTTGCATTGTTGGTCCTTGGTTCATGTTCGTTGATTCATCATCCGGGAATGATTGTATATTTTGTCCTGTTGGAGCCATTGTTACCGGAGGTAAACCTGCAAGACCACCAAATGCATAAAATTTTGTTGCTTTTGCTAAAGCTGACCTTGAACCTATATCATCATCGTCATCATCATCACCCATAAGTCCACCATCAGCTGCAAACTGAACAGGGTCTACTGGAATAGGTGCAAAGTTTCCACGTTCTATTTCTAATCTTCTTTGATAATCAGCCATTGATTCATCTTCTCTTTTATTATTTATATAGTTTGTATATAAACCAGACAATCCTGATATACCTGAAATTGTTGCAAAAGGATTATCTTTCATAAAACCTAATGATTTTGTAAGAAAGTTACCGCTGTCTAATGCAGTTTTAGCTTTAGTAACTCCCATTTGTAAAGGTGCTGTAGTTGATCGTGTAGCTATTTCAGGTGCTAGTTTAGCTACTTTTGATCCACCAGTAAACAAATTAGCTAGTTTAGATGTACCAAAACCTTGATTACCAAACAGTGATCCACCTAACTTTGTACCACCACCAAGATAATAACCACCTAACGCTAATAGTGCCATCTTACCCATTGGACTCTTAGCTATTTTTTTAAATCCTTTAAATGCTTTTTTAAATCCTCTTCCAATTCCTTTAACAAGTTTACCTAAGAAGTATCCTTGTCTAAGGTCCGCGATCCCTCCACCAGCAAAGTTAGCTCTACCGCCATCTGCTAATGTTAACATATTAGTTGTTGGATTAAACATTGTAGAAGGTATGTTAGAATAAAAATTACTTGCACCTGGTATTAAATATTTATTTGAGTATTGACCTGTAATTGGATTAACCGGTATACCCGGTGGTGTTGCAGGTGGTGGTGTTGTGCCTGGATTATTTGGATCAGTATAATCTTGTCTATTACGTGGGTCTTCAAATTGACCATAATTTAAATCGTCTCTGTCGGAAACAGCAAGATTACGATTACCATAAGCAGAATCATCTCCACCTTCATATTGTGATGTAAGATCTTGTATTTTTCTAGCTTCCTCTAAAGTATTAAAAGCTTGAAGACCTGTTTCTGGTCTAAGTATGTTTTGAATAAGACCTAAAATTCCAGGAGGTTTAGTGCCTATGGTACCAACATTAGGTTTAATTCCACCTGTGCCTGTAAGAGTTCCAAGACCACTTTGAAAATTACTTTTTACTGGGTTAATACTAAAATCATAACCTGGGATAGCATCTGGTTTTAATTGTTCAACAAATTTTGCTTTTTTTGGTCTTCCAAATATATTTTTTTTACCTTCATTTATGTTAACTTTTTCAACTAAATTTTTATTAATTTTTCCTGTTACAGGATCTCTAAATCTAGATACATCATATTCAAACTGTGTTTGATCTGGTGGTCCTACTAATTGATTTAAATTATATCCTGCCATCTTAGCTGCATCTATTCCAGACATACCTGCAAAAGTTTGTTCATCACCAAAAGGATCAACATATTTTTCTAGTTGTTGAAATCTTTCAAAAGCTTTTTGTTTCTTTGCTCTTGCTCTTCTTTCTTCTGTAGTTTCGTTTCTTCTACGATTTGCTTCTGCATCTTTAGCGTCTTTTTCTTCTTGTTCTCTTCTTTTTTTATCTGCTTCTTCTTGTTCTTTTTTTTTTTCTTCTTCTTCTTCTTCAGCTTTATCAAAAGCTATTTTTAATTCTTTATTTTTTTTTAATGCGTCTTTAGCACCTTGATCTGTAATTACATTTACACCACTAAGAGTACTTTGATCATCATAATAATCTTGTATGCTTTGATTATTTCCTCCGTTTGGAGATCCTCCCATACCACCTCCACCACCAGAACCTCCAGGAGCTGGACTACCACTTTGTGGACTTCCACTACCAATTGTAGCTCCACCTGCCGGTCCTTGACCTCCAGTTCCTTGACCCGAATTACTTCTATCATTAGGTCCACCCATAGTGTCACCACCATATCTAAAACCAGTTCTCATAATACCACCATCCATAGCCATGGCTCGAGGGTCTTGCATCATGCTACCAATACCTTCTTCATTAGAACTCATTTGTGCTTCAGCTGCAATCTGTTCTAAAAATTGTTGCATAGACATTGGCTCTATACCTTGCTCCATCATGTCATCAACATATGCATCGTACTCTTCTTCTAGCTGAGCCATTTGAAACTCTTGCATTTTTTGTTGATCTTCTTGTGGTGATTTAGGTCCTTGATTACCTGAATAGGTAATTTCTGGTGCTCCAACATCTAGTGATTCTAATCCTGTTTTCATCATAATTTTTAAGTTAGTTTTAAAAGCAGGAATTTAACCTGTGGTTTTTTACATTACCTGTTTTTGTCAAGTAAATCAAGCTATGTTGTAACTGTTCTTTTTCTTACTTCAAGTGAAGATAACACTACATGTAACCTATTTGCTGTAGCTGCTGTTACTTTTAATACTTCACTTTCTTCCATTACTAAAGGTGCTGTTAGTAATTCTACTGTTGCATTTGCCCCAATTGCTTTTGTTTTAAATATACTAAATACAGCATCTGCTGTGTTCGTAATAGTTACTGTCAATGTATCAGCGTTTCCTGAGTCTTCTGATATTATAATAGATTTTATAATAGCAGTTGTAGCACTAGGCACAGTGTATAATGTTGTAGCATTTGTTGTAGTCAAATCTACTTTTTTATTTACAAATGTATTAGCCAAAGTAATACGCCTCCGCTTCTGCTTCTTCTTTTATATCTTGTTGAAATGTTGTATTTAATTTTTGTACGATACTATCTATGTCCCTTACAAATGATTGTTGTATCTGTTCATCATAATCTTTTGTAGGTTGTGTAAGTGATTGTACTATTCTAGCCATTATCTTCTACCATCCGGTTGTATATCTAATCTAAATGTACCTAATTTCCAAAACTGACTTGTGCTACTGTTAGATACTTTTAATGCTATTGATCTAGCTCTTGCTCTTGTGTCAAGTTTTTTAGTAGAACTATTAACTGTAAATGGACCAAGTGATGAACTAGCTGCTGTATCATTTGGAAAATCTTTTAAGTTTAATGTAACAACACTGTCTCCAGTCTGTGATAAAAAGTCGGGTAACACTCTTCTTATTTTCATCATAAACTCACCATCACCTTGTAATCCTTGTTGACCTATATCAAAATCTCCAGATTGTATGTTTGCTGTAATAGAATTTGTCGTACCTTCTTTAATTTCATCTAATCCTTTTTCATGTTCAAAGTATGTTGATGTACCATCGGTGCAACCAACTACATGATCTTTACCAGATGCAGCTGTTGTGCTGTTTGGATTATATTCTGTTGCATGGGGTTGACCAAACACTGCAGAATCTTGCCACGCAGATCTAGCTAATGTTCCTACTGTCCACACTGGCCGTTCAGGTGTTGAGTCAAGATAATTATAACAAACCATACGGTTCACGGTCCCTGATCCAGCATTTGGATAGAACCACATAACCTCACCAAACAAGTTATTTAATCCTGCATTGATGTGCTGTTTTGGAATTGTATTAATATCATCGTAAACATGATCTTCTACTAAGCATGCAAGTGATTCTAGTTTTCCTGTGTATCTAAAGAAACCATTTTCTGACATCCAGTATGCAGAACCATCTACTTCTACTGCTGCATTTTTACCAATCAATCCACAGTTTGTACCAACTTGTTGGAATGAGAAAGTAAAAGGTGCACCTACAAATCTCATAATAAATAAAGCTGTATCAGTCCATACATAAATTGCATCACGACCTCTAATTGCTCCTACAATTTTAGATCCATCTGCTAGTCTTTGTGTACCTGCTGTGTTAGTAGCTGAAGGTGCATATGATGTTGTTGAATCAATATTTTCTTGATCAGAAAATCTAATAAACATTTCATCTCTTGTAGATTTAGTTCCTATAGTTGTTTCTGTTCCAAAAAATATTAAGTGTCTATCTGGTGTAGATACTAAACTAAAACTAGATGATGTAGGTGCATTAGGAAGTAAAGTTGCTCTTGTTGCATTAGCCGTTGTAGGATCAGAATCCCATTCAAATGTTTCTCCACCTGATATAGTTGCAATAAGTTTATTACCAAAATTATCCAAGGACCATAATCCAGGTGCTGTTACAATATCACCTGATGCTGCAGCGTTCCATGCAAAAAAATTTGATGCATCTGTAACTGTTGCACCTGATGAATGTATTGCAGCTGTTGTACCGTTTGCTCCTCTTGTTAATCCAGATAGTGTACCACCACTATTTCCTGTGTATGTAATTAATTCAGAACCAATTTGCACTGTACCTGATGATGGAAACGATGTTGAACTAGCCATTGTTAAACTTGTTATTGATGCATTAATTCCTGATGAAAGTGTTGATGTAAACTGTCCTTGTGCTACACCACCCCATGATCCAAGACCCCAACCTGTTGTTGCAACCTCTACTGCTGGTCCAACTGAATAATAAAGTTGCACTCTAATACCACCAGATGTACTTGCGCCTGATCCTGATTCGTTAGATGCCATTGTAACTGTTAATGTAGTTGTTGTGGGTATGCTTGTTACTTGAAATTTGTTGTCATTAAAATCTCCTGATACAAAATTAGAATTCGTGATACTTGTAAAATTATCTAATAAAATAATGTCACCTTTATTTGCATTGTGTGCTGATGCAAAAGTTATTGTAACAGTAGCAGATCCATTAGTCGTACTAAAAGCAGAAGTTAAAGTTGTTGTAGATTTAATAGGGTGTATATCATAAAAAATACCACCAGAATAAGCGTACAATATTCTATTAGTTCCAAGAGCTGCATATTTAATACCTGACGCATTAACAAAATGATGTAGTGCTGTGTTACGTCCTGTAATATCAACGGAACCTAATTGAGCCCAACCACCTATTTTTTCTGGAGTACCATATCTAAATCTAACATTATCACCATCAACCCATTGGCCTTCACCGCCGGTTGAAGTTACTTGTTTATTAAACCCTGGTTGAAATCTTACCTTCTGTAACATATAAAAAAATCCTTAATAAGGCAGGAGAGTATGTGGTGGAATCTCCCGCCATATTATTATATACAATATTATTTAGGTAATTTAAAGCCTTTATACCAACCAGGCAACCCTAAAAAAGGTCTCTTATCGTATTCATTTTCTTTAGCTGTTTTCTTTTTAGCATCATTATAATGTAGAAAAACTTGTCCACAATCTTTACCTTTAAATTCTTCTCGCCAATGTTCTAAATCACAACCAGAATATATAAGCATATCTCCAGGTTTAAGGTCAACTTTAATTCCAGCTTGACTTTCTTTACCTGTTGGATCTAAATAAATTGACCAATCATCTCCTCCTAAATTTAATGTAGTTGATATTTCACAAGAATACCTGTCTTTATGTCTAACCAATACATCTCCTTTTTTATATATTCTTGCATAAGAATATGTAGGAGTTAATTTTATACCTGTATGTTTTTCCATGGTAGGTTTAACTTCTTCTAATAAAGTTTCCATTGCCATATCTGCGTAATGAGAATAAGTATTTGGAATTTGTGGATCGTTCCATACGCCATAATACTCTGTGTAAGGTGATATGTATTTATTATCAAATAAAAATCTTGCAACTTTTCTTTTTTTAAGAAAATAATTGTATACAAATTTAGCAAGTTCTGGTGAAATTGCATTTTTTAAAACAGAATATTTATTTTTTTTGAACGACATTTTTTCCTTTCAATCTAAACTCTATTTGTTTATTTTTAATAAATGTTTTTATCAAATCGTTTTTATTTTTTTTAGAATTATTATTTAAAATACCTTCTATAAAAGCTTTTTTCATGTTTTTATTTTGCATTTAATACACTCTTAGGTATTGCTTGACAGTTAAAATGCATAAACCTAAAAGGTTCCTGACCTAAATCAACAGAATATTGATGAGGCATATAAGATGGGAAAAACATAAATCTTCCTGGTTTAACTCTATAATGTATCATACTACTTGCAAAAGTAATTTTAGTTTTATCTGCTTCAGGTAAAAGATTCATTAAATTACCTGGTCTTGGATCTTCGAATATTGGCATAGATGTTTTATCTGATGCTTTTAAAAAATAAAAACCAGAAATATGACCATTCCAATGAGTGTGTAGAGTATGATGTCCTCCACCTTTTTTTGCAAATTCTTGTACCCACATTTCTGTTGTGTATAATGAAAAATTAGTTAAATCAAAACCCATTTCAATTAATAAATTATTAGCAGTTGCCCCTATATAATTTGTTATTTCTTTAAATTTTGGGTCATTTGATAGACTGCCAGAATGATACACTTTTCCTAAATCCCCTATATTTTTACTTTGTTTTTTTAATTCTTTTTGCATATTTTTTTTAGATTCATCAATATGTTTATCAGACGCTTTGTTTAAATTTTTTACAAATTCAGGTGCGTCTGCATACCATACAGGGCATCTAAACAAGTCATCTCTATTTAAAACTTTAGGGTATTCTAATTTTGTTTTTTTCATATTTTTATTATTTAAATGGGTGTCCTAAATTCCATATTACTAAACTATTTCTCTCACCTTTTTTAACTGGACATATTCTATGCCATACAAAACTTGGGAACACAACTAAAGATCCTTTAGGTAATATCTCGGTACACTTATATTTATTTTGTTTTTTATCTGGATCTGTGTTTCTAAAATTAAATTCTAATTCACCTCCACTATATTCTTTAGGATCAGACAAAGTTACAGTTACAGATAATTTTCTAATTTTACCATGCGTGTTTTTATCCTCTGGATTATTATAAGTTTTATCCCAACTATCACAATGCCAATCATAGTATTGACCTTTTTTATATTTTGTGAACTGACAAGATTCACTAAAGTTCCATTCAAAATTCCAACCAGCGTTAGAATTTGCTTCATGAATATAAGGTTGTATTTCTCTATATACCCATCTATCGTTCATCCAAACAACATTAGAATTTCTTTTTTGTTTTAAATTTTTAATTTCTTTTTGATTTAAGTTTTTTTTACCAAAACCACCTGTTAATGCCATTTGATCTTGTATTGATTTACCGTGTCTAACAATATCATCACAGATACGTTCTGGAATTGCAGATTTAAAATACCAAAAATAATTTGTTAAATTCATATTCTTTCTTTTACCACCATAAAAATAATATAAAATATTTTTAACTTATTGTCAATGTACCAGAAGCTGTGAACTTAGCTAGTTTACATCCAGAAGGATGGGTTGAACCTGTAAATGCACAACTAGGACTACCAGCAAATGTCACTGCACTTGGTCCTCTAATTACTACAATACCTGGGCCACCGTTTGCTCCTTCGGCTCCAAAAGTATTGGGGGGAGAAAAAGTAAAACCTCCACCGCCACCACCACCAGTATTTGCTGATCCAGGGTTTGCCGCATCTGAAATACATGAAGATCCAATTGCTGCATCTCCTCCACCACCTGCACCACCGTCACCTCCAGCTAAAGGAACTCCAGGTATGGCATTATTTGCTCCACCTCCACCTCCACCTGCAAAACTTGTGTCAGGTCCTAAAATTGTATTGGGTACACCAGCACCGCCATTTGTACCATCAAAATTTCCACTAGAAGTTGAGGTTACACCAGCAGCTCCAGCACCACCACCGCCAGCGCCTGACTGCCCACTCGTAGTTCGACCTCCAGGATTACCTTGAGAAGGGTCTACAGGAGGAGTATTACCTGTTCCTGCTGCTCCATTATCAGCACCACCTCCACCGCCAGAACCTCCAGGTGAATTAGGACCACTACCAACTCCACCAGCACCAGATGTTATGGTTGAAAAACTTGAATCACCGCCTCTAGTATTACACGTTCCAGGACTTTGAAAACCAGTTCCACCTGCACCAACTACTATCGTATGAGATCCTAAAAGCACATCTGTTAAAGAACTACCTCTTAATGGACTTGGCCCATATCCTGAAGCACGATAACCTCCTGCTCCACCTCCACCTAATCTTCCAGCTCCACCACCAGCTACTACTAAATAATCTAAACTAGCATTTACAAATTGACTTCCATCGGGCCATGTTCCTTGAGTTTGAGATAAAAATTGAGTTTTTAAATTCCATACACCACTTGCTTTGTTTAATTCT